TGCCGCCATCAATGTCAGGAGTGTTTACATCGGGGGAAGTAAGAGTTTTGTTGGTAAGCGTTTGTGTTCCTGTAAGCGTTGCTACAGTCGAATCAATGGCAAATGTAACGGCATTACCAGAACCAGACGTATCAATACCAGTACCACCAGTAAACGTCATAGTTTCTGAATCAAGATCAATACTCAACGCACCACCAGAGTCACCTTGAAAGTCTAAGTCTTGTGCGGTTACTTGAGCGTCTACATAAGCCTTAACAGACTGTTGTGTCGGCACAAGCGTTGCGCTGTCAGAAGACATATCATCTTCATCTGCAAAGGCCGTAATGGTTATTGTGCCGTCAGACAGGCTACCGTAGGTTACAGTTCCTGTTGTTGTAATAGCTGATGAGCCATTATCAATAGCCCCAAACCCTGAAGTAATAGAACCAGCATTTAAGGCTCCAACAGTTGTTACGTTTGAAAGAGTATCTAACGCAGACTCAAAATAAGTTTCAAAGTCTGTAAGGGCTACCTGAACCATTGTGCCTGCATCGTTGACTACAACACGATCAGCATCTGCAAGCGTTGTAGATGTAGCAGTTGTATCACCGTCTACAATATTCAATTCTGCGGCAGTAGCAGTAATCGCTGTACCATTAAAGTTAATAGCGTCTAGATAGGCTGTGCCATCAATATAGATATCTTTCCATTCTTGACTAGAGCTACCAAGATCATAAGTATTATCAGTATTAGGAATAATATTAGAGTTTACGTCTGCTCCAAATACAACATTGTCACTAGCGGCATCACCCATTGTGATTGTGCCACCATTAAAAGTAGTTGTTCCGGTTACGGTTAAATTGCCGCCAACAGTTACATTACCTGTAGTCGTAATAGCATCAATGTAGGCATTTGCCCAGTACAGTGAAGTGCTACCAAGATTCCAAAGACTATCATTTTCTGGAATAAGATTAGCTTGGAAAAGCCCCGGTACAAAAATAGTGTCTGCGGAAGCATTACCAAGATAAATATCACCTTGAAGTGTTGATGTACCACTGACTGTTAACCCTGCAATAGTTGCAGACGTATCCACACTCAAAGTATCAATGTTAGCAGTACCATCAATGTAAAGATCTTTAAACTCTAAAGAACTAGTACCAAGATCAATATCATTATCAGTTACAGGAACAATTGCACCATCTTGAATGCGAACCTGTTCTACTGCGGCACTAGAAACTTCTACATAAAAACCCCAACGGTTATTAGTGCTGTCTACTTCAATTTTATTTAAAAAATCTAAATCACCAATTTTTGGGATATTACCGCCCTGCGCGGCTGTACCATCGTGTCGATGTCCAGTAGAGCTTGCATCAGTACTAGAGTATGCAAAAACATTTACTAACTGATTATATTCATCATTAAACAACGAAGCTGTGATTGTATCGCCATCTGCAAATGTACTTTGTCGTGTATAAGTTTGAGCCATTATTATCTCCTACCTGATGGCATATAATCTATATAAAAACCATTAACCGCAAACGGAAAGTTTTTATCTTCTGTTCTAATTCTAAAGCTAATTGTATTTCCACTTCCTTCTACAGTTGAACGTACCATTGGATCATTAGTGCCTCCAAAAGTCGCTGTGCCAAATGTAGAGGTTCCAAAAATAGCAGGAAGCGGTATTCCAGTAATTACAGTGTCTGATGGTTGCTGAACATCAGTAGACTTGTAGTCGTATCTAATTCTTAAAGTAGGTGTTATTTCACCTTCAGGAGAAAAAGAAGTACGAACATATTTTAAAGTTTTTCTTGTTCCAATATCACCAAAATCTAAATCGCCTGTTTCATAAACTGCTATAATATTTTGAGTAGCTCCATCAGAAATAAATGAAGTACCTGTATTATGATTATAAATATACCCGTCTTTATCTCCGTGATAAACTTTTTCAAGACCATTAAAATCAATTGTTGAGCTTAAACCAAAAGCCTGTATACCTAGTGTTTCAGACCATTCAAATCCTTGGCCTGTAAAAGTTCCAATAACCCCACGAGTATTTGCAATTGTTGCATTAGCCCCAGAATAAAAAAGTCTATACTGAGATTTTTCTTTAATAACACAGCTATCAATTACATAGTCTGTAATGCTACCAGTTATATTTATAATAATACTTTGTATTTGTCTTGATATAGAGCTTAACTCTGTATCACCAATACGCGCTGTTGCCGCAACGGTACGAATACCATCAGGCGCTAGAAAGACTAGATCACCTCCTATTTCCTGAATACTATACCCGCTAAGACAACCTACGTTTTCTGTAATAGGATCTATGCGTGTATTTGCAGGAGTATTAATTTCTACAAGTTTATGAATACTATTTTTTGCAAAAACAATAAGATTTTCTCTAAACCCCCTTATACCTTGAATTTGATCTGATATAGTTACAGCACCTGATCCAGAACCTGTAAAGTTATCTGGATCGTTATATACACTAAAATATACAGTATTTAAATTATCCTCAACACCTGTCACACATAAATGATGATCGTGAACTGTAATATATTTTACACCGTTTGAACCATCAACTGTAATTTCAAAAGCAAAAAAAGTACGGGTGTTTAATGCTCCTGTACCTTCCATGCGAAAAGAATAAATTTTATTTGCACCATCTGCAATAAATATTTCGCCATAATCAAAGTTTGGGCCTTCAAACATTGCAAACTGACATTGGCCTTGGTTTGTACGTGTTAGTGCAGAACGTCCTGTAAAGGCTGTATAGTTATCACCATTGCCTGCTACAGAACTGCGATTTATTTGTAACCATGTAGCACCGTCATTACTAAAAAATATGTCAGTTCCTGAACAAACAATAACACCATCAGCGTATGCAAAAGTTCCTAGAACTCTATTAGTAGAATTAGGCCGTGCGGCTGAACCGCCCCCAAAATCTGTAAAGCCATTAATACGGCGATAGCCACCGTCTGGGTCTACTTCAAAGTTTTCTAATCGTGTAGCAAAGCCGGGATTGCCTAAAAGCTCTAGCGAGTTTAAGTTTGTGTTTAAACCACCCTTAGCTGGAAATCCAAATGCTTGAGACATTAAACAAACCTCATGCGATCATCTTTAATATAATCAGGTGTAGGTATCATTAAAGCATTCTTCATAAGTTTTAAACCACGACGATATTCATCTAATGCTAAAGCCGCAGGTTGAATATTTTCTTTAAACTGATGAATATAATAACGTGCTCTAGAAAGCAATACTGTTCTGTATATGTCTGGAAAAACAAGGGCATCACTATAGGCTGATAATTCAGTCGGCTGATTAAAAGCAAAAAAGTGAATACGATATACTTTGTCAGGTATGGGGCTTAATCCAAAGTTACGCCCATCACTACTTCTAAAGACTCTGGCGGGTTGTCCACCATCAGCATCGCCAGCATCATCTGCATTTTCTTGAGTACGATGATAACTTTTCCACTGCTCTAAAGTAATGTAGCGCAGATTTTTACTGACAAAAGGAGCCGTTTCTCCTGAAACACCAACAGTTGTTAAATAAAAATCATCCCAATCAATATAGCCATAGTCATCAACTAATGATGAGCTTGAAGCTTTTAACTCGTACCAGCGTTGATTAGCAACAGTTTCTACAGTTACATTACCGTATAAAGGATCTGTTGCACCGCTTTCACCTACAGAAAGAAAGGGCCACTGAGGTTCTTCAAGAACAACATCAAGATAAGCACGATTTACACAGTCTTTAACGTGAGCTTGAATACCAATTGCACTTGCAAAATTACTTGAGGTTAAAGTCACCTCATTCATTTCTCGTAAAAGTTCATTGGTCAATTGTAAGTAATTAGTCGCCATTATTTTTTATGAACCTTTTGTATTGCAAAAGTGGCTGACTTACTAGCTCCTTTGTGGGGCTTGAAGCCATCTTTAGGATCTTTCATTAGTTTGTAACTGGCTCCACTCTTCATCCAGTGATAGCCTTTAGGTGCAGGGACTTTCATTTTTGACGCATGGACTCGTTATAATCCATTCCCATACAAGCCTTTTCCATATCACGAATAGTGTTGTAGACTTTACCGCCTTCAGCTTTTTCCATGCGATAACCGCCTCCCATGTATGGAGAATGGGCTGTACCACCATAGCTGTATGCTTCTTTCTTTTTTTTCATCATCATCATACTGCTTTCTCCTTCTTACCAAAAATACGATCATAGTTATCTTCGTATTTTTTGCGGTCTTCGTTTTTTAAATATTGTCCACTTATTTTTATTTTTTTTGTAGGACTCATCCTAATAGGATTTTTTTCACTTCCAATCTGTGGCATACCTATCTCCAGAAAAGAAAAGGGGGAGTATTTCATCCCCCTATTGTTTTTAGTCGATACCGTAGAAAGCCGAAACGAGGGCTTCTGGACGGAGTACTTTAGCACCATATACATGGAGGCCACGTACAATATCACCAAAACTTGATGGATCACGAATCACTTCTGTATTCACGATAGTCTGTGCAGTACAGGTAGATGACATATGACCAGCAATACACTTACCAGCCGCGTTAGAGGTCGCCGCAATGTTGTTGGTCTTGTACATATCAAAACCACGCAACTTGCCAGAGCTTACCAAACCATTACGGATGGAGCCTTGGCCTGCATTGAAATCAACGCTCAAGAGCTTAGAGCTACTTTGTACCAGTTGCTCGTAGAACTCAGGGTTAGCAAGGAACCAGCGACCTTCTTCTGGAATGTTCTGCTCATCAAGCAGACGCGCCATGTGTGAAAGAACGTCGATAGGATCATGCTCGCCAGAAGCGTAACCGATGTCAAGGTTACCAGTACCGTCAAAAGTACCAGCCGCCAAGTCAGTAGCACTATCAGAACCAAGGATGTGGTTCGGAGAGGACGCAGGGACGCCAGCAAACATAGCGGCAATTACACCTTCATCAAAAGCGTCACGCAATGCGTAAGCGGCTGAAGATGATGCAACTTCCTTAAAGTTTACGTGAGACATAGAAGTTTCGATGTCGTCAACGATGAACTTAAATGCGTTTGCCGTATCTACAACAAGGCTGACTTCTTGATCGGTCAACTTAGTTTGAGTTACGTCTGCACCACGCTCGTACTGATAGACGGTGATTACCGGCTCTTTGATAATACGTACTGTATCGCCAAAGGCAGTAATTTCGCCAGCATAGTCGGTGTTAGTGATAGCTTCCGCTACTGAAGACTTCCGAAAGAAGTTAAGTACCTTCTTGGAATAAACAGCAGGAAGGAAGAACGAATTGGTCTGACCCGCTACAGAGTTTGCAAAGTTAGCATCTGTATCTGTAGACGGCTCAAAGTACTGATCTGATTGGTTATAAGCCATGTTAAAAATCTCCTAAAAAGACAAGTGTTATCTTGCTACCCGTCCTTCTTCGATGGCACGATCAATTTCTGCTTCATAACGATCATACTCATCCATAGACAGGGAAGCAATTTCCCGTTGTGTCCAAATCTTGGCTTCGCGTGGTTCAACGCCGGTAGTCTTTGTTGATACCATATCAGCCGCATTGGACTTTGAAAGTTGTGACGGACGAGAAGATTTCTTAATAGCAATATTATTTTCCATCTTATAAAGATCTATTGCACGACTAGCTAATCCAACATTATCTGGGTTTTTGTAGATCCAACGCTGAATTTCTTCAGG